AGCCATGGGTGGGCTCACGAATCGTCAGGCCCTGATCGGATGCATACATTTCAATGGCGAGCATCACTTGCCCGTGCCGTATACCGTACGGAATCAAAGTTTTGCTCAGGAATTCGTCGCGGATAACGATGTTCCTCCGGGGCCAAGCCATTGGCTGGGTGACCGAAGCCCGCTGCCCCTTCCACTGCATGCTCTCTATTGCGGCGCAGGCTCTCAGCAGATAACGCACCTGCTCATCTGTGCCTTCCGGGACTGGAAAGCGATAGTAGCTGCCATGGAACAACAGCGACTCAAGGTCTGCGTAGCTGTTCGCTGCTGGATTGGCTCCAGATCCGTGCTCAACGATGATCATCGCGCGCCCTTTGAGGTGGGCGGTCAGTTTACACCGGCACGCTTGAACATTTCCGGCTCGATCTCTTTCAGTTCTGCCAGGGTCAGCGGCTTGAATGATTTGTTGAGCTGCAACTTGGCGAACTTCTCGGGTGAAAGTCCCCCATTGCGGAACAGCTTTCCACGTACGGGGCCAAGCGCCGCATCTTGAAAGCTGGCTGGCTGAGTTGCCAACCATGTGTAGTAAGTCAGTGATGCGTCGACCTGCCCGCCACCGTCATCACCGATTGAAGCGCGAGTAGCGCCATCGGAGAAGAAATCATCGAGCCTGGTCACCGCCGTTGTGGTCGATCGGCAGTTGATGTGTGCCGGAGGAAGCGGCCCTTTGCCGACCTTGAAAACCCGGCCGTCGAGACCCTTGCACTGCTGCGAAGTCTTCCGATCCAGCGTTGACACCCAGCGGTAGCCCTTAACGACATCAGGGTTCGCCTTCAGCGTCTCCATCCGCGCGGTCGTGGCCACATGCTGGATCGCGGTCTGCACAACCGATGCCGCATTGCGGCTGCTGATCGCCAGAACGCCGTCAGTGAAGTTCTGTGCGGCGGTACCGCGAACAGCCTGGATGATTTGCGCGTTCGTCTGGCCCTGGCCGAAGCCGAGCCTGATGGTGTTGGTGACTCGCATTGTCTCGGCGCGTGTCCAGCCGCTGAGGAATGGCTTCAACAGCTTACCGCCGTCGAGCCCGGTCACTTGCAGCGGATAAGAGAACACCGCAGCGCGGATGACCGCGTTGCTCGGCACGACCGCATCAATCGAGAAAGCATGATTCAGGCTGCTGGCCTCGAACGTTGACTCATAGAGCGCGATGTCTACCAGATCAGCCTGAACCACATCGACATAGGCTTTGTAGATGTCGAGCAGCTTGCCGTCGACGCGCGCGAGGAACTCTTCCAGGCGCTGACGGCTGTAGGTCGTCAGTTCCTTGCGGGTCAGCTGGTCTCGCACAACGGTGTCTATCTGACGCAGGTACTTCTCGAATTTCTTGACCTCGCCAGCCTTAAGCCGCTCGATCATCACTGAGTGCCGGGTCGTCTGCTCCAGCAGCTGCGCGTCCTGTTCTGCCGGTACCGTCGCCATTTTCGTTATCCAAGTTGATACCAGCAGATTCGCGCTCTTCGCTGATCAGTTCCGACTCGTCTTCGTAGTCGCGCTCTGGCAGCTTGCCGGTGGTGAGGTACAGCCAGTACGTGTCGGCGCTTACGGTGCCTGCCATGACTGCCTTTTGGAGCTCTGCCAGAACCTGCGAATCGACAACCGGCGTGATGAACTCAGGCTTGACCGTGAACGTCACATCGTCCGGTTTGTAACCGGTCCACTCGGCGGCATAACGCAGACCCTGCTCGATTGCTTCGGCAACCGACATGACGATGCTGTGCAACGTGGCGTGCTGATCGTTCTGGCGAGTCTTCCGGGCTTCCCCTGATTCAGCATCGCCTGACACGTCCATCACCTTGGCGCCTGCTTCCAGCGCTGCGCCCTTCTGGTCGGCCATGGCCTGGCGGTTGGCTTCAATGCCGGCGCCTTGGAACTCCAGATAGCCGCACTGCCCGTTAGGGCCGAGATCCCACGCTGCGGACGGGCCGGTCACGCTCAATTCCGTGCTTTCGTCCAACCCAGACACCCACGGCTGAGGGTGGCTTGTCTGGTGCAGCGCGGTGAAGTAGTCGGCGCTGATCTGGTAGGACTTCACGGCGGCGCGAGCCATGGTAAGCAGCGGCACTTCATCAGCATCCGCCGAGTTGTCCGTTGATCCGCAGTAGATCACCGGCAAATACGGCAGGCTCTTGACCAATCGGCCCGCAGTGTCTGTTGTACCCAGCGCCTTGAAGTCTTCAACTGGGTCGCCTGATTCGCTGATCACGCCTGTTTCGCAGATGCCTTCGCGCATTCGGAACACGCGATAGACCTGCTGCATGTCGTGGTCATACTCGTCAGCGTCTGTCTTGTCCCGGAACTCCAGGAACACGGCCAACACCAAGTCCTGCCGGCCGCGCTGGTTGTCGACCTTCCAGTTGCGGCCATTCCTCGCTGCGTAGGTCGAGAAGTACGGCACGCCGCTGTCGTCGACGTTCACAACCAGTGGCACACGACCATGGGAGATCGTCTGACGCACCATGCGCATGAACAGCTGCTTCAGGCCGAAGCCGTCCGCAGTGGCGTTCTCTTCCAGGCTTTTGAGGCCCGTAGGCAGTTTGATTTCCGGGATCAGGCGCGACACCAGGCCCATCATCGACCGGAGCGAGTCGCGCACCCAGTGCTCGTACTGGGCACGAGCGCGGTAGTTCTGATAGAGGTAAGCGTTCCCGGTGGCATCCAGCTTCTCTGCCTCGACCATCCCAGATGGCCTTGGCAGGTACTTGGTGTTGCGTCCGATCGCGCATTCACCCTCAAGGGCGTCGTCCATCAACTCCCATTCGGCAATGTGGGCGTCGTACTCGGGGTTTGTGGATTGAACAGGCATCAGGCGAGGCCTCCTATACGGCGGACGCCGCCCGTGCGCTTGCGTCTACTCATTGAAACAGCGAAATAGCGGAACCCATCAGATGCGTGTGAAGACCAGTCATGCAGCGGCTTGTCTTTCCAGCAACCGCGCTTGTCGTCCCATTCCTTGCGGTAGTTTTCCAGGCACGCAATTCCCTCCTCGCACTTCGATTCGTCGAAGGCGCATGCAGGAAGAATTTCACGCACCTGGTCGATGCCGTCATCGATACCGAGCTTCGGTACGACTTTGAATGTGAGGCTGTACTTCTCACCGTCGATCTCGTAGCCCTCGCGGGCGATTTCTCGGCGGGTCTTACCGTCGCTACCGAACTCGCGATTGTCGATATCGTGCGGACCCCAGTGCTCGCCGTAGCTATAGCCCCGGTCCTTGAGCACTTTCATGTAGTGCCGCAAGCCCTCGCCGCTGTTCTGGTAGAAGTCGATGACGTGGAATTCTTCACCTACGAAACGCACGAACCAGATGGCCGTCGAGTCGCCGACGCCGATATCCCAGAACGTGTGCACCGGCAAATGGCTGTTGTCTGGGAGGACACCGATCCGCTGAGCGGCATAAAGCTTTGTGAACTGCTTGGAGTAGTAGGCGCCTTCAATCGACTGCTGGAATGCCTCAGCCGGGATCGAAGGGTATTCCCGTTTCATGTCATCGCCGAGGGTCTTCTCCTTGGCGGCGTACCAGGCGCGCTGTCCGGGGTTGGTGAAAATCCCGTGCTTGGCGAAAAGCTCGTTGAAGTAGTCAGTGAGCCGCTGCGGGATGACGACCCCTTCCGGGTCAAGCCAATACAGCGGGTTACGCCACCAACTGAAGAAGAAGAACTTCCAGTCCAGCAGGCCGAGCGGAACACCAGAAAGTTGCTGCTTCTCCGCACTCTGTGAGTAATCGAAAAAGTAACCGGCACGCCCTTCTGCCGTCGACTCAATCGTGACGAAGCACTCAGCGGCAACTGCCTCGAATGCGCCAGTGACGATCTCGCGAGCCTTGTGCGGGAACTTGGCGCAGATCTTCCCAAACTCGGACACGTGCAGGTAACGCAGCGTGCCGCCCCGGAAGGAGGTAGAGACGTAAAGCGACCCGCCCTTGCTGAATACCAGTTCGCCCGCTGCATCGTTTCGCGCAGGGTTGGCGCCTTTGATCTCGCTGGGCAGAT